TGATACGATCACGATCACGACATAGAAGACTTTGACAGGCATATTAAAAATGTTTGTCGAACTGAGTACTTTAACGAGCTTAAAAAGAATACACCGGAGGGCAAGCTATTACAGGAAATAGACGGTAAAAGAAAAGCTATGTTAAGGGCATTAAATCAACCAAGATTAAAATTCAAAGAGGTTGATTTTAACGCGGCTATGTCCAATGGTTTCAATGCAATAGGTATTGAGTATAAACCAATTGATATTGAAGACGCTAACAGAAAAATAAATTAATGGAGGGTTTATGAAAAAATATTAACTAACATTTGACAATGTATGGGATTTAATATAAAATCCCATACATAAAAGAAAGGATAAATTATGAAATACTTAGTTAATTTTGAAATAAAAGAGCAGGGCTTTTCTGAAATTGTAGAAGCAGAAAACAAAGAGGAAGCTTTAGACAAAGCGAAAGGTTATCTTGAAAAAAGATTTATTGAGCTGGAAGCTAAAGAAACAATAACACCAATACATGAGAGGAATAATGTTCAAAACTAAAAATGGATTATACAGCAGAAAAAGATTTAGCTGCACTCAAGCAATTAGTTATTTTATTTATAGTAAGTTAGATAAGAAAACTAAAGAAGCAATAAGCACTAAAACTCAATTGGGTTATGGTATCCATGATTATAAAACAGGTAAATTGTTTTTAATTGAACATATCTCTTCAGGTCGTTGGAAGTTTTTAGGAAAGCATTTTAATAAACTTGACGACATAAATAAAAAGAAATCATATCTAATAAATAAATACTACAAGACAGCTTAAATTAAAAAAGGGTATGGGATAAATCCCATACCCTATGTGCAGACTGCATAGCTCTGCTCGAGAATCGTGGGCCCACCCTCCCCGAGGGGTCCCAGCCAAATACAAATATAGATACAAAAATACACCCCCCACCACCCTCCTGGCGATAGGGGTCCCTATAGTTTGCTGTATACAGTTTGTTTTAGTCTTAAATCTGTGGTAATTTTAAAACCGAAACAAAACAGAAGTGAAAAAAATTCTGCAAAAATTTTATGAAACCGAAATATTTAGAGAAGAGTTTTACCCGAACACTGTCCTTTGAACGTCAGCAGCAATACGCTGAAATTCATTTGCTTAAAAAACAAAAAGAAAAACAAGAAAAAATTAAAAATAATTTTATGGCCTTTGTAAAAGAGATGTGGCCAGAGTTTATTGAAGGAAGACATCACAAAGAAATTGCAGATAAATTTGATAAAATTGCACAAGGTAAAATTAAAAGATTAATTATCAACATGCCGCCGAGACATACTAAGTCAGAGTTTGCCTCGTTCCTCTTACCGTCATGGATGGTGGGTAGAAAAGCTGATCTTAAAATTATACAGACGACTCACACTACAGAACTCGCGCTCCGTTTTGGACGTAAAGCTAAAACACTAATTGATTCCCCTGAGTATCAACGTATCTTTCAAACAAGACTCAGAGAGGACTCACAAGCTGCGGGTAAATGGGAAACCGAGCAAGGAGGTGAGTATTATGCAGCGGGTGTGGGATCGGCGATCACGGGCCGTGGAGCGGATTTGTTGATTATCGATGACCCACACTCGGAACAAGATGCAATGAATCCTGAAGCGCTGGAGCGTGCTTACGATTGGTATACATCAGGACCACGACAACGTTTGCAGCCAGGTGGAGCAATCGTAGTGGTTATGACACGATGGAGTCAAAAAGATTTAACTGGTGCATTAATTAATTCACAAAAAAATATTAAAGCAGATAAATGGGACATCGTTGAGTTTCCAGCGATCATGCCATCCGGTAAACCTATCTGGCCTGAGTATTGGAAGAAACAAGAATTAGAAGGAGTCAAAGCTAGTTTAAGTGTTGGTAAATGGAATGCGCAGTGGATGCAAAATCCAACATCAGAAGAAGGAAGTATCATTAAACGAGAATGGTGGAAGATTTGGGAAAAACCTAGCATCCCGCCGCTGCAACATATTATTCAAAGTTACGATACCGCGTTTAGTAAAAAAGAAACAGCTGACTACAGTGCGATAACGACATGGGGAGTTTTTTATCCAGATGAAGACTCTGCTGCTAACTTAATATTACTCGATGCACATAAAGAACGACTTGAGTTTCCAGAGCTTCGTAAAGAAGCATTAGAACAATACAAGTATTGGAATCCTGATACCGTCATCATAGAGGCAAAAGCCAGTGGTCAGCCATTAACTTATGAGTTGAGAAAAATTGGTATTCCTGTTATAAACTTTACTCCTAGTAAAGGACAGGATAAATACTCTAGGGTAAACGCTGTCGCTCCGATGTTTGAGTCGGGGATGATTTGGGCGCCTGACGAAGAATTCGCAGATGAGGTTATAGAAGAATGTGCATCATTTCCTTATGGAGATCATGATGATTTGGTGGACAGTACAACACAAGCGTTAATGCGTTTTAGACAGGGAGGATTTGTAAACTTGCCTGACGATTACAAAGAGGATCCATTACCGCGAATTGATAAGGAATACTACTAATGGATGATTTTCCAGAGTTTGAGACATACGCTGACGTTATAGACGCTTATGAAAGAGACAATATGGGTTATGCAACCCTAACAGATTACATTAAAGGTGAGAATATTAAAATTAAAGAAATAGACATCAGCCCTTTATCAGATCTAAAAAATATGAGAGATGGTGGACCAGTAGGAATCGAAGTTTTATTTACAGAAAAAGTTCCAGCGGCCCCCTCACAACTTGTATCTGAGTCGGATATACTTTTAGGTTACAGAGGCGATGCTGCATACAGAAGTGGTAGTGCGCAAGCATCCAGTATTGGACAGGGGAACGTCGGATCGAAAGCAAGTTTTGGTGGTGGTAAAGGTGTAGATCGTTCTGGAAGAAGTGAAGGAGCTAGTGGAGCTGTGGTATCTCCTAAACTTGAAGCACAAAGACAGAGAAACATAATTGAAAGTACTACACCTAAGGGACCAAACATAATTGACAAAATTGTAGATAATCCTTTAACTAAACTTTTAGATCCAAGAAGTAAAGTAGCTTTAGCTATAGGTGGTTATAAATTAATAAGAGATGGCATTCCTAAATTAAAAGATTTTGAAGACGAAGCAATAGAGGATGAATTAGAAAACATTAAAACAGTAGGAGGAATTACTCCTTATGCAGACGGCGGCCGAGTCGGATTGTTTATGGGCGGTCCAGCATTAGAAGGCACTGCATTAAACATCTACAATTCTATGAACGCGTATGGTTTTAGTGATCAAGAAATTGCAAATGCATTACAGGAGCGTGGATTGTATACACCAGGTGGTTCAACACCTGACCCAACACCACCACAAACAAGTCAAAGATTAGGACTTCAAGGTGATGAGCAAGATGTGGGTTATGTAGATAGACAAGATTATAGTTTTAATAAAAAGAATTATGAACCAGGCAAACAGTTAGAAATAAATCCTGCAGCGTTTGGAATAAGTTTTGAAAAAGCAAGCAAGCCTCAAGGAATTATTAATCAAGCATTAAAAATGCCAGGCAGAACTTTAACTTCTTTTGCATCACCTACAACAGGTGGTAATATTACTGGACCGGCTGAAGAAGGATTTATGTCTCAAGTGGTAGATATTGATCCAGCAAAGAGAACTAGAGAACAGTTAAGACAACAATATGATAGTTACAATAGATTCTTTGGAGCGCCTTCTAATTATGCAGCAGCAAGAACTCCAGGTAAAGTTGCACAAGTGTTTGGAACAATAGCTGGAGCTGCAGCTGGAGTTCCATTTTTAGGAGCAGGGCTAGATGCTTTAGGTAAAATGACTAATCGTGATAAAAGCGATACATCTTTATATGCTGTAGATAATGTAGGGTTCGGTCAAGGAACACAAAGAGATGAGTTTGGAGTTTACACAGGCGGTAAAACAGGATTTGGCACCACTACAAGTTACGGTGAAAGAATGGCAAACAGATTAGGAGAGCTTAGTGATTTCTTTGGTTCAAGAATAGAAGGTTTTGATATTAATAATATTGATGCTGATATGTTGTCTGAAATGTCAAAAATAAATAGTGTTTATGCAAAACAAGTACAAGCTTACCAACAAAGACTTCAACGTGAAAGAATAAATAAAGCACAAGAAGATAGAGAAAAAGCAGAAGAAATAGCAAAACAAGAACAAGAAGCAGCTTTTCAAGCTCAACTAAATGAAACTCAACGACAACAACGAATGGACGATCTTCAAAGAATAGAAAGAGCATATCGAGAAGATACTGGGGGTCGAGGTGGTTCTTATGCTACTGGTGAATCAGGCGTGCAGGCCGATGGTTCTTATAATGATCCGTTTGATCCAGGTGGTGGAGAAAAAGATGGTGGATTTATAGATGGATATAATAGAAGAAAATATTCAGACGGCGGCGTCGCTACCATGTTTAGGAATAAAAGATAATGGAAATAAAATACGATCCAATTAGAGGGGCTATTGTAGACACTAAAAACGAAATAAAGGTAACTCAGCCTGAGTTATTATTCTGGACTGCTACTCATCCAGACCCTGTAAACATAGATGAGCCCAAATTGACAAAAATTAAACCACCTGCTATGATGCGAAACAAGGGAATATTAGCTAAAAATAAAGAGGGATAATAATGGCCACGATAGACAAACCGCTTCCTAACATTTCAGAAACTGTTGTAGAAGTTCCAAAACAAGAAGAATTAGTAGAAGCAAGAGAAGAAGTTATTGAGAAGAAAAATCAACAAGGTAACATCGAAGTTACTATGGACGAAGAAGGCGGTGCGGAGATTGCATTTGACCCAAGAGCTGTAGTAGAAGAAGGTGGCCAAGATCATTTCGATAATTTAGCAGATTACTTAGGGGATGATGTTTTAGAACCACTAGGTTCTAAAATGATAGAACAATACAACGAGTATAAAGAATCACGTGGTGATTGGGAAGATACATACAGAAATGGTTTAGAACTTTTAGGTTTTAAATATGAAAGAAGAACAGAACCTTTTAGAGGAGCAAGTGGTGTAAACCATCCTGTTCTTGCAGAAGCAGTTACACAATTTCAAGCTCAAGCTTATAAAGAATTATTACCAGCAGACGGACCGGTTAGAACTCAGATTATGGGTGATGCAACGGTTGCTAAAGAAGAACAAGCTAAACGGGTAAAAGATTTTATGAATTATCAAATTACAGATCAAATGAAAGAATACGAACCAGAGTTTGATCAAATGCTTTTCTATCTCCCTCTCAGCGGCTCTACCTTTAAAAAAGTTTATTATGATTCCCTCTTAGGTAGAGCCGTTTCTAAATTTGTACCAGCAGATGATTTAATTGTTCCATATTCTGCAAACAGTTTGGAAGATGCAGAAGCAATTATTCATGTAATAAAAATTTCTGAAAACGAATTAAAAAAACAACAGGTTGCAGGATTTTATAGAGACATAGAATTAGGATCACCACCTGTTACAGAAAATCAATTAGAAGATAAAAAATTAGAATTAGAAGGAATTTCTAAAGACGGTCAAGAAGATCAATACACTTTGTATGAGGTACACACTAATTTAGATTTAGAAGGTTATGAAGATTTAGGAACAGATGGAGATCCAACAGGAATCAAACTTCCATACGTAGTGACAGTTGCACAAGCCAATAATAAAATTTTATCTATTAGAAGAAACTTTAATGCAGATGATCCATTAAAGAAAAAAATAAATTATTTTGTACAATTTAAATTTTTACCTGGCACAGGATTTTATGGTTTTGGTTTAATCCACATGATTGGTGGATTAACTAGAACTGCAACAGCAGCTTTAAGACAGTTGTTAGATGCAGGAACTTTAGCTAACTTACCAGCTGGTTTTAAATCTAGAGGTATCAGAGTCAGAGATGACGCTCAACCTTTACAACCTGGTGAGTTTAGGGACGTAGATGCTCCTGGTGGAAACATCAAAGATCAGTTTATGACCCTACCCTTTAAAGGTCCTGATGCAACTTTACTTCAATTGATGGGAGTAGTTGTATCAGCAGGCCAACGATTCGCGTCTATCGCTGATATGCAAGTGGGTGATATGAACCAACAAGCTGCAGTGGGTACTACAGTTGCATTGTTAGAGCGTGGTTCACGTGTAATGTCCGCAATTCACAAAAGATTGTACGTTGGACTTAAACAAGAATTTAAATTATTAGCAGAAGTATTTAAAACATACTTACCACCAGTATATCCATACGATGTACCAGGTGCATCTAGAGAAATTAAAGTACAAGACTTTGACGAACGAGTAGATATTTTACCCGTTGCAGATCCAAACATCTTTTCACAAACACAAAGAATCAGTTTGGCACAAAGTCAATTACAACTGGCGCAATCAAATCCTCGTATACATAATTTATATCAAGCATATAGATCAATGTATGATGCGCTGGGGGTAAAAAATGTAAATGCAATACTTCCGCCGCCTGCTCCACCACAACCAATGGATCCAGCGCTGGAAAACATCCTAGCGATTAATGGAAAACCGTTTAAAGCGTTTCCAGGACAAGACCACAAAGCACATATTGATGCACATTTAAGCTTTATGTCTATTTCTATGGTGCAAAATAATCCAATGGCGATGATGTCATTACAAAAAAACATACTTGAACACATTTCATACATGGCACAAGAACAAATTCAGTTAGAATTTGTAGAAGAAATGCAAGAAATGAAAATGATTCAACAACAAATTGGACCATTAATGCAAAATCCACAGATGATGCAGCAAAATCCACAAGCAATGCAAATGGCACAACGTGTTCAACAGATAACTTCACAAATAGAATCACGAAAAGCGAAGCTAATTGCTGAAATGATGATTGATTACGCTAAAGAAGAAGATAAAATTAGTTCAGAAGTCGGTGGTGACCCGTTATTAAAACTAAAATCACGTGAATTAGACTTAAAAGCTAAAGCTGATCAAGAAAAAGCTGCTAATCAAGAGGCAAGACTTGATTTAGACACTATGAGAGCAATGATGAATGACCAACAACACGACGAAAAACTAGAACAGAACCAAGAGCTGGCTGGATTGCGTGCTGGAGTCTCATTAGCTAAACAACAAATGGCCGATGCAAGTAAAATTCATGATTTCGGTAGAAACTTTCCGAAAAAATAGGTATAAATCAACTTAAGGAGTAAACTATGGATAAAAAAGTTAAAGAACCTAAAGTTACAAAAGAGTTAGGCGTTGGAAAAGACGGATACCAAACTGGTGGCGTTGAAATTCAAGCAACTAACCCTATGGAATCACAGGTTGTTGACGTTAGAGGCACAAAAAGAATGCGTCCTGACAAAAAACCTGTAAAAGCAACTTGGTACTAAGTCATGGCTTGGTTTGGTTTAGCAAAGATTGCTTTGCAAGCTGGCACGCACATTTTTAAAAAACGTCAAGAGACGAAAATGGCGATGGCAGATGCACAGCATATGCATGCACAAAAAATGGCTCAAGGCCAAGAAGCTTACCAAGGTAAACTCCTGGAGGCTCGTCAGTCAGACTGGAAGGACGAGGCCGTTTTATTAATTCTCTCGGCGCCCATAGTGGTGCTTGCTTGGGCAGTCGTAAGTGACGATCCGACTGCGATGGACAAAGTAAAATTGTTCTTCGAATACTTCTCGTCACTGCCGTCATGGTTTACAAATTTGTGGATCCTTGTCGTGGCGAGCATTTATGGAATAAAGGGCACACAAATTTTTAGGAACGGAGGAAAAAAATAATGGCAAATCCTAGATTTAACAAACAAGTCGCTCAACCAAGAGGAATGAAGGTTGGCGGTAGAGTAAAAAAAATGGGTGGT